CACCAAACTTACCATTTGCAAACCATACTCCGCCACATTCAATGACAAGAGCAACATTCTGTGTCTTGGTGATTAGTTTCTTTAGAAGATCTGCCGCATTCGTTTGATCTTCAGGTGGAAAGATTGGATTCTCATTTAAATCATACAATTCAAACTTAAATTCACTATCCCAGCAAGGCAACTTTACATTCAACGATGGACTGCGTGTACGGTCCGGTTCACCATCATCTCCCTTTGGATATCTCAACATCGGACTCCAAAGGGCATCAATAACCTCCGCACTCATAGATCCCTTATTAAACCATTCCTTGGAATTAGCTGCTGCATCTGCCTTTAGTTTGGTCTCTAGCTCTACCATACTATTCAAAAAGCTCGCAGTATTATCGGAATGATTAGAGTCAGATTCCCTCGGAAATTGCAGCGCCATATCATAGGTATAATTCCCCGTTTTATTAAAATCATTCTCATTCACCCCCCACGTCATTAGAAGAGGAGTCGATAAATATAGCTGCTTTTTCGTGTCTTTATTCTTCAATCCAATATTTTTACCTCCGGATTTGTTAATACGGGGTTTGGCGTATTCAACCTGAGTGGAAGCATCAAATTCAGAACCGGTGATGATTAGGGAGGCGGACATAATTACATATATTATGTATGCAATCTTTAAATCAATTTTTTGAAAAAATACATGCAAGGGTGATATATATATGAAAACCACGATAAAAGAATGATAGTATATATATATATATGAAAACGACTATAAAAGAATTAAAGGCTTATTGTAGGCTACATAAATTAAAGTTGTCTGGAAATAAAGCACTATTAGTGGATCGTGTGAGTAGTTTTAAGAACACTAGGAATTTAGCAGAAAAGGTATATAAGATCTGGAGATTACATGTATATAGGGTGTGGAAGAAATTACATAATATTAAGAAAGAGTATACTAATGATGTCGATTTTTTTAGTTTGGATAACATTGCAGATATAAATAATAGTCATCTATTTGTTATTACAGAAAATAAATTTAGTTGGGCGTTTGATATCGTTTCGTTTTATCATTTAATAAAGAAGGAAAATGCCTTAAATCCATATAATAGAGCGCCGTTAGACATACGAACGATGGAGAGATTTAATAAATTAATACTATATACAAAATGGCTACAGATTCCGATGGATTTCAATATTGACACGGTTGTATCTAATGAAAAAACGATGGAGTTTCGCATTTTAGCACTATTTCAAACGATTGAAGAACGGGGATTTTACACCAATCCTCAATGGTTTTATGAATTATCTTCCAATAAATTAATAACCTTTATTAAAGCATTATATGATATTTGGAATTACAGAGCCGAGATCCCTATGGCAACGAAACGATTAATATGTCCCCCGTATGGTACACCCTTTAGGGATTTTAATATGCTTTATATCCAAACCGATCATATTAAAGACTATGTTGTGTCAATTGTAGAAAATTTTATCCATACGACGGCTAGTGACAATGATAAATTTACAGGAATATGTTATGTACTGCAAGCATTAACGCTAGTATCTACCGAAGCGGCCGAAAGTTTGCCATGGCTTTATCAATCTGTTGTCGTTACAGATCCATAACATTTAATTAAATATAATGCGTAAAAAGACTTAAATAATACTGCTATTATTTAGTAATGGTGAATAAAACGACTCCGAAAACGACTGCTCTGAAAACGACTGCTCCGAAAGCGACTGCTCAGAAATCAACTAAGGCGAAAAAAGTGAAGGCGACTGCGGCGGCTCCAGCTCCAGCTCCAGCTCCAGCTCCAGCACCTGAAACGGTATCTACTGAACCCGTGAATGAGGTGGTTGAACCGGTGGATGGTTTATCGGTAGAATTTGCTGGCTTCTTGCGTGATCTGCAGATGGTTAGTACTCAGTTAAGTAGTCTAAAATCTACGTTTAGGTCATTAGAAAAATCGGTAACGAAGGAATTAAAGGCTGCCCAAAAACTAAAAAAAAAGAAACAGTCTAGTAACCGTAAGCCTAGTGGTTTTGTAAAGCCAACACGTATTAGTAAGGAATTAGCAGATTTTTTGAATCGGCAGCATGGGAGTGAGGTAGCGCGCACAGAGGTGACGCGAGAGATTAATAAGTATATTCGGGCAAATAATCTGCAAGATAAAGATAATGGCCGGATTATTAATGCGGATAAGGCTCTTTCAGAGCTTCTCAAGGTGCAGAAGACGGATGAGTTGACTTATTTTAATCTGCAGAAGTTTATGAGTCCCCATTTTCTTAAGGCTGGACAGGAAATAACGGCAATCTTTTAAATAATAATAAATATTATAATATATAAAAATAAATATTATAATATAGCATAATGGCACATTTTCAGGGAGTAAGGTACGCGCTTAATGGTATGTATTTCCTTTAATAATGTCTCATTATTGAAATACTTTTTAAGGAAAAGAGGAAGAGGTTTGTTACATGTGAGATGTGTATAGGTAGAGCACCATAGAATGAATTGATTTAGGTGGTATAGACATATCATTTTGCCAATATAGTAGCAAAAAACATTAGTGTTTTCCTTATATTTAGGGGAATGCTTAGTAATGATATCGTTGTAGGTGAGGTCCATATGTTGTAGAATATGGATGGTTTGTTTTACGGAATGAGTTCTCTCTTGTTGTAATAGATGCCATATATTGGCGTTGTTATAAAAGGAATAAAAGATGGTATGTAAAATGGTCGCCCATGTTTCGCTGTATACCTCTCCCATTAAAAAATCCGAATCGATGGGAAACATTTCTTTCATGTCCGGCGCATTTTGTGCATTATGAAAGGAATCCAACTTGTAATAATGAAACGACTCATGCATTAATACCTTGAACCACTCTTCTTTTCGCCAAATAAGTATATTCGACGAACTAGCCGTACATACTCGGGTTGACCCACTATTCACATTATATGGACCAATTATTTGACCCTTTGATGGTAGTAATTTTTTAAAGGGAGTCAAATAGATAGTAATGTGTAAGGGTTTAGTACACGATTTATTAGCATACGGTAGTATAAAATAATACCAATCTAATATATGATAAAAATACTTATTAGGTATCGCGTGTTCATCTATAATAGTTATTTTTAGTTTGCCGTGAATATATAGTTGTTTGCGGTGGTTGCTATTATTAACTATATGAGTTTGAATTGTTTTATCTAGAAACGGGTTGCTTGTTATATCGCCTAGATCTAGTTGAGAGATTAAATGTATTCGTTCCGTAGTTATATGGGTTTTTTTAATTTGTTCTAATGTTTTCTTATGGGCTATTTTAATCTCTCGGGTAAATTTATTCACTCGGTGTCTTAATTGTTTGGAGGGTTTCATACTATATTCATTTATTTTTTTGTTGGTTTTTTTGCACAGTATTGTCGTTCCGTTCCTTTCCTATAGTTGCAGTCCTCCTCCCGTTTTTTACACTCCTCTTCTGATAGCCCCTTGCATATAGCGGCAGCGGTCTTTTTCTTTGGTGCGGATTCCTTCATACCTTTAAAATCTACTAATTTATTCCAGCTAGAAGATTTATTTCCTACAATACATCTCGTTAGAATCTTACTTCTTAACATATAGGGCAACTGATTAAACTTGAACGCTAATACATCTTTAAAATATATCAGCTGATAATGATTCTCATTTATATAGTTTGCTAGGATATAATACTGGGGATTTGTTACCTCCGACTCCATACAGTTTATAACCTGATCTACTTTACGACCAGCCGGCATCTTCTCCTGCTGCTTATACTTCTCATTATTAAATATAATTACTTTTATATTTAAGGTATTCTCTATATGTTGCATGGACCATTCCGTTGCCCAACACTTGTGCTTTAACACATACGCTTTATACTCCTCAAATGTATCAATATCTTGTATAGCCTTGAATGGTTCTAATATCTCTTTTGCCTCATCTACCAGTCTAGTGATTTCATCACACTTTGTCTTGTAAGCTTTCTTATCTTTTGCTGTTTTTACTGTCTTACCTTTTAACAACGCAGTACATTCATTGTACACTTTCTCATTTAACTTCATTACACCTACAGCATCCTTTATTATTTTCCTTTCTGTATTATAGGTGTCCTCTAATTTTGGGTAGGATAAAAGCTTTTCACGTAAATCTGCAATAGTATACTTATTACCTACCGAATTCATGGCATCGCGCACCACATAAAAAAAACAACTCCCGTCCGATTTTACATCCTCTATACGAAAATGGGAAGAGTTTAGATACTTATTTATCCAATCACCGGTAGGGTTCTTTACATATTCTGCGGCACTCATTTCTTTCGTTTGTTCGGGGAGAGATACTACCCGACTAGTTAAAGGCGTCACTACAGGGTTTACTAAAGGCGATACTACCGGGTTATCCTGAGGAGCAAGAACGGATGAAACAGAGGATATTTCCTTCTCCTCGGGAGCGCCCTCCTGTTTTAGGCTCTCTATATCATATATTAATGGTGCATCTAATTTATTGATATTTAATATTTCATCTCCATCCTCATCTGTTTCTAAAGAATTTTTATACTTTTCAGGACTCATTTCAAATAAACCAATCTGTTTAATGACTTTATCATCCTCGCTACTAATCAAATAAATAGGCACGGTGGCAATATCATCATTCATCTCCCATACAACACCTACCGCTATGATAATATTATTATTATCTAAATTATAATACCATGCTTGAGAAGTGATATTCTCATCCGATTTATTTAATGCTGAATTATCTGGGTAATCTATTTTAGGATCCAATTTAGATTTCACCATACTAGTTTATAATATTATTTTTTTATCCTTATTTTATTATATCTTTCATATCCCGATACTTGAAAACGGTTTTAAAGGTTAGACCTTCATAATCTGCCGGCTTAGCATTACTGATTTTATCTATATGTGTTTCAACTACAAGCCAGTCATCCCTTGATAATATGTGTAATCCAGTCAACCTAATTATTACCAGCAAATTTTCTGCCAACTGCTCTATCTGATCCGACTGATTGGTGGATAATAACGTATCTATATTAGTTACTAAATATAACGTCAACTCCATAATAACATCTCCTTTCCCACCTAGCCCTTTTACTACATCGCCTTTCATTAAATATATAACAAACGTCAATAACGCAATACGTTTTGTATTATTCTTAATAATACTACAAAACATATCATAATTTTCAGCGCTCGACATATTTTCTATATTCTTATACGAAGATATAAACGTCTTTAATGAATTAGTTAATGGTTCTCTCAAAAAATCAAACTCTACATATAATTTTTGATATAAATCTGCATACAATTCAGAAAAAAATAAATTCGCACTAGCCAATTCAAATAACATAGTAGCGCACTCTTCTCTCTCTTTCGCTTCAGGCTTTAAATCCCTCAACAATACCTTGATTTTCTCATATAGCCTGGCATAATTCTTTACACTCAGCTTATTCATATTTAAACGGAGATCATTCATTATATTTACCGGTTTATTCACCTTTCTGGGGAGGACAACCTGTTTAGCCTTAAAACTTGGCGTTAATTTATAATTTCTCTTACTAATTATATTATTTAATTCACTAATGGTATGTTTTACCTCTCGCGATATATTATTTTTAGACATGGTCTGTTTTATTAAATATATATCTGCTAGAGAGTAAAGCATACTATTATTATAATATAAATGTTTATATTAATATAAATAATGATTCATAAGATACTCTTATGAATTCGTGGGAAACAATCTGTGATATCGATGAACATTTACTGCGGGGCATATTGAGTATCGGATTTGAAATGCCAAGTCCTATACAAGAACAATCTATTAGTAAGATTTCTAATGGTGATAATATTATAGCGCAAGCGCAATCAGGAACAGGAAAGACCGGGGCTTTTGTAATTGGTACATTAAATAAGTTAGATTTAACAAAAGCTCAAACTCAAATACTGGTTATTGCACCAACGAGAGAATTAATCACCCAGATACATTCTATATTTGGAGAGATTTCTAAATATATGCCTAATGTTACTAGCTATTTATGTGTTGGAGGAGAACAAATAAATAAAGATTTATATTATTTGAATAGAAACTCTCCTCATATTATATGTGGAACACCCGGTAGGCTGCTACATTTACTGGAAGCAAACAAAATTAACCCCAATATTAATACGGTGGTATGTGATGAATTAGATGTATTATTTTCGGACGATTTTGAGAATGAGATGAAACGTATATTTTCTATTATAAAATATGAGCAGTTATGTTTATTTAGCGCAACGATGTATAATGTCGCAGATTTACGGCATTTATTTAATTCTGAGCCGGAAACGATATTAGTGAAGGCTGATATGTTGACTCTAGAAGGAATTAATCAGTATTATATTGCATTAGACCATCCACGATTCAAGTATGATACGTTAAAAGATATATATGAGCGTTTGTCGGTGTCTCAATGCATTATATATTGTAATTCGGTAAAAACGGTAGATTATTTATATGACCGAATGATTGAGGATGATTTTCCAGTAATTTGCATTCATAGTAAAATGATGGGAAGCGAGAGAAAAGAAGCATATAATAATTTTAAGACAGGTACAAGTAGGATATTAATCTCTACTGATTTAACTTCTAGAGGGATAGATATTCAACAAGTAAGCGTAGTGGTTAATTATGATTTTCCTAAAAACGTTCATACCTATCTTCATAGAATTGGTCGCAGTGGGCGATGGGGTCGCAAAGGCACAGGGATAAATTTCATCACTACCTATGATGCGGGTATGCTACGAGAAGTTGAGTCATATTATAATACAGATATAACAGAACTCCCTGCTGAATTTATAGAATTAGCGTAATATTATGCTATTAATATTATTTCTCTCTATAAATGAGTAACTTTAAATTACCAATAAAGTATAATCACAAAACGAAGGATCTCACTCCAAATACTATAACTGATATAAATCTTCATGGACCGAATTCGGTTTATCTTACTCTCTTTAAGCCAAAAACTATAATGGGTTCCAAACTATTGGATCTATGGGTACAATCTTATTCTTATGATAGAAAATTTCTTACACAGTCACAAGAACTATATAAAACTCTAAAAGTTTCACCTTATAAACGATTGGATAATGTGACTACCGAGTGGCTAGAGTTCAAGGACCAGAACAATTTTATAGAAAAATATAATTATTTAGATTGGAAACAATTAAAGGGATTAAATACCAATTCATTATTTCTGCAATTAAGCAGCATAAATACGATGCTTTCCCCTCTAATGACTATCATTCTACCCCTTATGGTATGTATTCTACCATATATATTATTGAAGCTTAAAAACCCACAGTTGACCTTTAGCCAATATTATACGATGTTAAAAGGCATATTATCTAGGCATCCTTTAGGAAAATTATTTGAGTTGCAAACCGCAACGGCTAAACAACGATGTTACATAATAGCATCTTTACTAATGTATATCTTTCAAATATATCAAAATATCAAATCTACCTATCAGTTCTATCAAAATACGCTATCTGTACAAAAGTTATTCGTGACCTTGAAGGAATTTTCCCAAGACACCGTTTCTAAAATGTCCGACTATTTATCGGTTTCTAAAAATTATCCCACCTATATGCTATTTAATAACGAATTATCCATCTATAGAGATAGATTGATAAAACTACGCGGATTAGTTGAAAACCATGAGATCACCGCCTTTACTTTAGGCGAACATATGAAAGTATTTTATCAATTATACAATGATACGTCTATGCACGACACCATTGATTATGCCCTGTCCTTTCAAGGTTACCTAGATAATATTACAGGAATTCAATTACTAATAAAAGATAATAAAATAAATAAGTGCAAATATGGCAAAGGAAAGAATAAAATAGTAGAAAACTATTACCCGTTATTAGATTATAACACCTGCGTTAAAAATACGAATACTCTGGACCATAACTTTTTAATAACCGGTCCTAATGCGTCGGGAAAAACTACTTTTTTGAAAAGCACATTAATAAATATTATATTAAGTCAGCAAATCGGTTATGGATTTTATAAAAAGGCGAGAATAAATCCATATACGTATATACATTGTTATTTGAATATTCCGGATACCTCTAACCGGGATAGTTTATTTCAGGCGGAAGCTAGACGATGTAAAGAAATGTTAGATAATATAAACGATACAAAAGAAACCGAAACCATCTTTTGTATTTTTGATGAATTATACTCCGGTACAAATCCATATGAAGCGGTTGCCAGCGGTCAGGCATTCTTATCCTATTTATCTCAAAAAAAGAATGTAACGTTTATGCTTACTACTCATTATATCGAATTATGCAAACAACTAGAAGACGCAACCACCAAAAACTATAATATGGCCATTATAAAACAGAACGATACAATCGATTATACCTATTTACTTAAACAGGGCATATCTAACATACAAGGAGGCGTTCACGTATTGGAACAACTCAATTATCCCCCAACTATTATATCTAAAACAAAAGATAATTTATCTAATTCGTTTATACCTCATTAATAATATATCCCAGATAAGTAATGTTCGGACTAGAAGGATGTGGATTTGTATTAAGTATCAGTGTTACCCTTTTATTAGTAGGGTTAGTAGTATATTTATTTAAAAAACAATTAAAGACTTTAGAACAAAAGTTTGCGGCGATATTTCAGTTAAGCCAAACATTAGCCACTTCGGTGGATACTTTAAGACAAAATTATCCCGCAACTGGAGGCGGCGCGCCTACTACAAATGATACCCGGCAGGAGGTTGTTTTATCCGAGTCAGAGTCCGAGACTGAATCGGAGGATGAAGGGGGGTTCTGTCCCTTTCCAAATGTAAAGATTGTAGATCTTGATAATGAACCCTTAAAAGAGCATATGTTAAAGGTATTTAATTTTAATAATAATGAAATGGATAAAATATTAGATGTTACTGAAATGTCATCTAATGACACAAAGTTAATGAATGTAGAGGACATGCCGGGGGTGAAACCGCCAGATGGGGATGCTGACGGCGAGGATTCCGACGAGGATTCCGGCGAGGATTCCGACGAGGATTCCGAGGATGATGTGTTGGAACCCGGCTCTCCTAATTATAAAGGAATGAAGGTGCCAGATTTAAGAAAATTAGTACATAGTAAAAATATTACGACGACCCAGTCGTTAAAAAGTTTAAAAAAGAGTGAATTAATAGATTTGTTAAAAAAAAATAACTAAAGGTTAAAACTTTTTCTCTGTATAATACACATGGCATGTTATAATGGAAGTAATAACAAATACACTAATTTTCCGCCATTTATGAATGATGGGCGAAATTTTACAGATCTTAGACCCGAAGCCATTATTAATGAGAGTATTCGTGATAAGCAGCACCTTAATACCAACTGGAAGTATAGAAGATATTTGCAAGAAAACTCTAACAAAATTATAGAAGTAAATCAATTGATGGCGTGCGATGAATGCAGCGCATGCCCTTTTTATAACTCGGGCAAGATTACTAATATGCCATTTCTATATCAGTTGTTTGGGGATAAAACCAAACCTATCGGATATGAGACTAGCGATCTAAAAGAGCTATATCTCTCTAAAGAAATTCTAGAGTCTAGAATGAGTGTCCCTGCTTTAGATCAAGATGTATTATTATCATTTAAAAGAGCGCAGTAAAGTATACTTATATGAAAATATTAAGTATAGATGTAGGGATTAAACATTTAGCCTTTTGTTTAATTGATATTATAGATAACAAGTATAATATCATTTTATGGAAAATAATAGATATTAGCACCACTACCAAGTGCAGTCAATGTGAATGTGTTCCAGTATTTATGTATAATAATATAAAATATTGCAAATCCCACGCTAAGGCGAATAGTCTCCATCTCCCTACCAAGAAAATATTAAATATAAAACATCTCTCTCTTGATGCATTAATACTATTAGCAAAAAAATATAAATTGGGTGAGAGTATAAAACCCAATAAACGTACCCTAACTAAACACCTAACAGATCATTTTTGTACCGCCATAAAACCACCCAACGCCAATAATATCAATTTGATTGTATTAGGAAGAAATATAGTACATCACTTTGATGTACTCTTTGCGAATCAATCCATCGATATAGTACTGATTGAAAACCAAATGGGTAAAATAGCCACTCGCATGAAAACCATTCAAGGTATGATCGCCCAATATTTTATTATTAAAATGATCCCACATATAGAATTTGTCTCGTCCGTAAGTAAGCTAAAACATTTTATTACCACCAAAACCACCTATAAAGAGAGAAAAGCCGCAGCTATTCAGATTACCACCACATTAATTAAAACGGAACACCCGACATGGTACGACCTCTTTTTATTAAATAATAAAAAGGATGATTTAGCAGACAGTTTGTTACAAGCCCTTTCGTATGCTTATATAAATAATCTTTTACGTAATACTTAAAATTATATCATATAATTATTACATAATGGATATTACACCAATTAAATTAGATACGATTTCTGTAAATAAAAAGGAATCGTTAGGTCCCGGTATTGAACTATTAATGAATGAAAAAAAACTACCAGATAAAACTAAATCTAACACGGACATTAATTTAGACGACCTTAATAAATTAGAAAAAGAATTAAACGACCTTTCTGCTCCGAAATCCAATCTAAAGACGATGCAATCCTCCTTATTTTCGGGTAAAATAGAACAGGTATCTAAATCGCCCGATAGTGCACCAGTAGAGCTGCCTAGTATGCCTAGCGTTACCATAAATGAACCTATCAAACAAACCACCTGGGATGGTTATAATAAATTTAAAGACATACCTATAGGTGAGAATTTTAACCCCGAACCTGAGAATAAAATGAAACCAGAAGAAATGGTCCAAGAGAAATTTAAATGTCTGAGAAAGTTAGAAGCTTTAGAAAAAAAGGGAGTGAATCTCTCCAAAAAATACACGATGGAGTCATCGCTGCTTGAAATGCAGGGCGAATACATGTCCCATGTTTCAGAAAAAGAAAAAAGCAATGCTGTTAAATTCCAAGGTAAAATGCTCATGGCTGCTATCACAGGTTTAGAATTCCTAAATAACCGGTTCGACCCGTTCGATGTGAAGCTAGATGGATGGGGAGAACAAATGAACGAAAACATTGATGACTATGACGAAATATTTGGCGAATTACATGAAAAATATAAATCTAAAGCTAGTCTCGCACCAGAACTTAAATTACTATTCCAATTAGGTGGTAGT